TAGCCTTGTAGCTATTCGCGTAATTATTCGCTTTTTGTGGGGTAGCATAGAACCAACCGAAAGGACGCTATGAAGCTCGAAACCCTACCGATAAAAGAACTAACGCCCGATCCTAAAAACGCGCGTAAACACGACGACCAAAACCTACGAATCCTAGCCGAAAGCCTAAAGAAGTTCGGGCAACGTAAGCCGATTGTAATCACCGAAGCTGGTCAAGTGGTCGCCGGGAACGGAACCCTAGAAGCTGCCAAGAAACTAGGCTGGTTAGAAATCGAAGTCGTCCGAGTTCCGGCGGACTGGACTCCCGAAATGGTAAGAGCGTTCGCTATCGCCGATAACCGAACCGCGGAGCTATCCGAGTTCGACCGGGTAATACTTACCGAACAGTTAGTAGAACTAAAGGCAGCAGACTTTGATCTACAGGCTTTAGGTTTTACCGAAACCGCAGTAGAAGACTTTAGCCGTATTAGCAACGCGCAGGTATCCGGATCTACGGACGCTCTAAAGGAGTGGGTCGGTATGCCTGAGTTCGGTAATGAAAAGAAGAACGGGGAGTATCACTGTATCGTCCACTTCCAAACAGAAGGGGACGCGGACGAATTCTTTAGGGTACTGAATAAGAAGAAAGCTAGAACTTTCTGGTATCCAGAATCAGACGGGCTAGTAGGTTCGAACATAAACGAGCAATACGTAGTCGAAGAATGATAAACCCAGAATTCCCGATTTACATTCCGTCGAAGTCTAGGGCGCAGAACGCGACGACTCCACGGTTCTTAGATCTAATCAAGGTTCCGTATCGGCTAGTAATCGAAGAGCAACAATACAAGGATTACGCGGAGCATTTCCCTAAGTCTAAGTTGCTGGTATTAGATAAAAAATTCCAAGACGATTACGACACCTTTGACGATTTAGGTTATACAAAATCTAAAGGGCCGGGAGCAGCTCGAAACTTTGCTTGGGAACACTCGATCTCCGAAGGCTACAAGTGGCATTGGGTTATGGACGACAACATAAAGCTATTCGCGCGGTTCCACGATAACCAGCGGATCCAAGTCGGGGACGGCTTTATCTTCCTAGCTATGGAAGACTTTGCGCAGCGGTATAAGAATCTAGGAATGGCAGGCCCGCACTACTGGATGTTTATTCCGTCCCGGGAGAAAAGACCCCCGTTCTTTATGAATACAAGGATCTACTCTTGTAATCTAATCCGGAACGAAATCCCCTTTAGGTGGAGAGGACGCTATAACGAAGATACGGATCTAAGTATCCGAATGTTAAAAGCGGGCTGGTCTACCGTACAGTTCAACTCTTTCCTTCAGTACAAGCTAACTACCCAGACTCTAACGGGTGGCAACACGGAAGCCTTCTACGCCGAAGAGGGAACCCTACCTAAGTCCCGAATGTTAGTAGATATGCACCCAGACATTACGGAGCTAGTCTGGAAGTACGGACGTTGGCACCATTACGTAAACTACAACGTCTTCGATACTCTAGGGCTGGTCAAAGACGACAGCTATACACCACGGGACTTTAGTAAGGTCAAACTTACGAAGATTCCGGTAGAGAAGAAACTTAGACTTAGCAGCAATTAGCAAACAGTCCCCGTAGGGGAGTGGAAAACTAAAAAAATTTTTAAGGGAAGTAAATGCCAGCAGGAAGACCGACTAAGCCGATAGAGCAGAAGCGACTAATTGGCAATCCCGGCAAACGCCCCCTGCCCGAGCAATCGGCAATAATGCTAATCCCGCAAGCAAGCAATACTCCAGAACCCGCGCGTCCACTCCTAAAATACGGGCAGGAATTATGGGATCGCGTGTGGGAATCGGGTATAAATTGGATTAGCCCTAATACCGACCTAGAGCTTCTTCTAATGACTTGCGAAATGATAGACGAACGCTGGAACTTGCGCGTCCGCGTTATGACAGATAACAACCCGAAAGACCGCCGGGGACTTAGAGAGATCGACCGCCAGATAGTTTCTAACTTAGGGCTTCTAGGATTTACCCCGTCCGATCGCTCCCGCTTAGGCGTTGCTGAAGTAAAGAAGATGTCCAAGCTAGAAGAACTTATGTCTAAGAAGGCTAACCGTGAGTAGCTGGCCCCCGCTATGGCTAACCCCGGTTCCAGAAAAGGCTATCGAACAAGGGGACGGGGAAATAGTTATCGAATTCTCCGAAACGTTCGGATCTATCGGTAAGGACGGAATCGCCGGAAAAGTAGGGGACGCGCTAAAGCTACGCGACTGGCAGAAAGAACTAATCCGCCACGTATACGCCCGGGACGAAGACGGCGGTCTAATAGCACGTACAGCCCTTATAGGTCAACCTAGAAAGAACGGCAAAAGTGCGCTATCTTCTATTTCCTTTGCTCTCTATTCCTTACTAGCCGAAGGCGTAGAAGGTGGAGAGGTCTATTCAATCGCGGCAGAAAAGGAGCAAGCCCGAATTGTATTCTCCGAAGCAAAGAGAATAGTCGAGTCCACGGAACTAAGCGAAATGGTAAAGGTCTACCGGGACGCTCTATTCGTTCCTGAAACTAACTCCGTTTATCGAGTCCTATCGGCGGAAGCCTATTCGAAAGAAGGCTACAACCCGCACCGTGTAATCGCTGACGAACTTCACGCGCATAAAGACCGTTCCTTATTTGATGTTATGTCCCTAGCTATGGGAAACCGTGGAAGTATGGCGCAGCTTATCGCCGTGACTACCGCTGGAGTAAAGAAAGATATGACAGGCGGGGACTCTATCGCCTATTCGCTTTTCCAGTATGGACAAAAGGTTTCGCGCGGGGAAGTTATCGACCCTTCTTTCTTTATGGCGTGGTGGGCAGCTCCAGACGAAGCAGATCACCGCGACCCTAAAATCTGGGAACTAGCTAACCCCGGCTTCGACGATCTAGTAGATAAAGCCGACTTTGAGAGCGCGGTAAAGCGAACCCCGGAAGCGGAGTTCCGAACTAAGCGTCTAAACCAATGGGTAAGCTCGCAGACCGCGTGGCTACCCGCTGGAAGCTGGGACGAACTAAAGACCGAACGTGAACCTAGCCCCGACGACGAAATTATCTTAGGCTTCGACGGATCCTTCTCCGGGGACTGTACCGTTCTAGTCGCTTGTACTATTCCCAAGTCCGAAGAGGAAAAGCCCTTCTTATGGCTAGTAAAGGAATGGGAAAAGGATCTAACGATACACGACGATTTGTGGCGGGTGGACATCCAAGAAGTAGAAGAAACGATCCTAAACTTTGTCCAGAAATACCCAAAAACTAGGGAGGTAGCTTGCGACCCCTTTAGGTGGCAACGTTCTATGGAAGTCCTAGCCGATAGAGGCGTTCCGATAGTTGAGTGGCCGTCTACTTCTCCGAAGCGAATGGTTCAAGCGTGTGCTAAATTCTACGATTCTGTCACGGGTGGAACGCTAGAACACGACGGAAGCCCAGTTCTAACCCGCCACCTAGATAACGCCGTCACGAAGATAGATAACTTAGGGATTCGTATCGTCAAAGAAAACAGACACAGCCCGCGGAAGATCGACGCGGCAGTAGCAGCCGTTATTGCTTTTGACCGTGCGGTTAGTAGTAGAATGGAAGAAATGGTTCCCGACTTCTTCTTCTAAGGGTGAAAATGGCAACAGCAATTCAAATTCTCGGAGCAGCCCTTACAGTTTTGGGTATAGCTTTTCTGTCGGTTCCTGTTTCTCTTATCGTTGCGGGCTTGGCAACGGTCTTCTTCGGTATAGCTTTGGAGCGTAAGTAATGCTAAATAATCTCTTCGAAAAGAGAGCAATAAACTTTCAAACACTATGGGGAGCTGGGGACGACCTAGTAGATCTAAACCAGTCCGGAACAATAGTCAATTCGGAAACCGCGTTTAAGATTACCGCGGTATGGTCAGCGGTATCGCTTATCTCCGACACAATTTCTACTCTTCCGCTAGATGCTTACATTCGACGCGACGGAGCTAGAGGCCCGTTCCGTCCGAAGCCAGCTTGGGTTTCTAAACCAGACTTAGATCAGCAGCCTTCGGCATTCTGGCAATCAGTTATCGTTTCTCTTCTTATTGACGGCAACGCGTTTGTGCGCATTTTCCGTTCGGGTGGGCAAGTAGTAAATCTAGTTCCACTAAACCCGCACAAGGTACAAATCAAGCGCAACGGTATTGGTCGCGTAATGTTTGAAGTCCAAGGAGAGCCTAGACTTCTGAGCTCGGAAGAAGTTATCTTTATCGCCGATCTAGTACGTCCGGGAGACATTCGCGGTATGGCTAGAGTCGAAGCACTAAAGGATAACTTTGGTCTTTCGATTGCGCTCGAATCTTACGCAGCTCGATTCTTTAGCAACAGCGCAACACCGCAAGGAATTATTCAGTTCCCCGGCAACCTAAACGCAGAGCAGGCAGAGAATCTTCGTCGCGGATTTGATTCTGCGCACCGTGGACTAAAGAAAGCGCACAAGACCGGAGTTCTTTCGGGTGGCGCAGAGTGGAAAGCAACTGGAGTAGATCCAGAAAATTCCCAACTAGAAACTTCCCGCCGTCTAGCCGTTGAAGACGTAGCCCGCGCGTTTAACATTCCTAACCATATGCTAGGTGTCCAAGGATCTACTGCTTACGCTTCGGTCGAACAAGACTCTATCTTCTTCGTACAGCACACGCTTAGGCCGATAGTCCAGAAACTAGAAACCGCGTTCAGTCCGCTTCTAAACGAAGTACCGGGCGGAGAAAACGCCTTCCTAAGATTTAACCTAGACGGACTTCTTCGCGGAGATTCTCAGGCCCGCGCTACTTCCTACTCAATCGGGCTTCAGGCAGGGTATTACACAGTAAATGACATTCGCCGATTCGAAGACCTAACACCTATGGCCGATAACGTAGCAGACCAAGTTCGAGTACCACTAGCTAACGTTTCTATCGACGATTCCAGAATTGCTACCGAAGATAAAAAGGTAGGTATGGCGCAAAAGCTAGTTCTTGCTGGATACGAACCGAAGGCAGTTCTCGCAGCTCTCGGACTTCCAGCTATCCCGCACACCGGAGTTCCAAGCACACAACTTCAGCCAGTCGCGCAGCTTGACCCGGCTAATCCTGAAGGCGTTTACGAGGTTCAGTAAT